GAAAATACAGCACCTAAATCTAAAGTAGTTGCAAAGTCATAAGTACCTGTAAGATTGGCAGATGGATCAGTTAACTGCAAAGCTCCTGCCGATACTGCAACATTAGTCTTAGTTCCACCAAAAGGTGTAGAGTCTGTATCTTCTCTGTCTGATAAAATCTGTTGACTATCTATTAAATCAGGTAAATCTAATATTACAGAAGTCTCTCCAGTACTAAAGTTTCCCTGGTCATCACGGAATTTAAGGATGTATTCCCCGTCAAGACTAGGAACTACCGCTTCTGTAGTATTACCAGCGAGTGCTTCAATTAAATCAATAGAGTTTTGGAACGTGCCAGTGCCATCAGTTTTATTACTATGTCGCACATAAACTTTACCTCCATGAATAACATCAGGATCAGTAGATTCTGCCCATCTTAGTCTGATTAATTTATTATTAACAGGCTCCATTGTTAAATTTTGAACATCACTAGGAGCAGCAGTTTTACCCTGTGCATTAAAAGTTAAGTCAGAAGAAGTTACAGATAACTTTAATGCAGCATTGTAAGAATAAACTTTAAACTCATAAGTTCCTGCCTCTGTATTTAATATTTCAAAGTCAGGTCTAAATACAATTTGACTTACCCAGTTTGTATTATTAAATCTGTACTGAACAAGATACTGACTTACTCCTGTAACAGATACCCACGATAATATTAATTTAGTTACAGCCAGATTATTTATTACTACAATTCTTTCAGATGCCTGTAGGTTTGATGGAGGATCTTTTGGTTGATTTAGTAGAGATATATTTCTTGCAGGTAAACTAATTCCAGAGTCAATATTTGTATATTTCCCATCAATATAAGTTAATGCAGTAATCGCATAATTAATACCATCTTGCTCTTCAACAGTTATCACTCTAAAAGTCTGTGCTTCTAAAGTAGAACTTTGCAGTAACCATATAGCATTTACATTCGGTGTTGCAGATAAGGCTGAGTCTAATGTAATTACACTGCCTACAATTCCAGTTACGTTTTTAGTTTCAACTGTGCCATCGGGTAATATTACGCTACATTTTTTATTCGATCCAGTAAAAGTATCTAGGTCTTGCGTACTATCTACAGTAATCTGCGTAGTAGTTGCTGCCTTTATTCTTCCCGATCTTCTTTCTCCTCCACGAACAGGATCGTTTACAGAAATAACAGATCCAGGTCTTACGATTGCACCAGCATCTATTGATGTTGTAAAACTAATAACTTCTGATTCGTTTTGTTCACTAAACAGTATTGCCTTACCTAATCTTTGAGCTTGACCACGGGAAGTACAAGCAAACGCTTTAACATCTTTTTTAACTATGCCTAACTTCGCTTGTGCAGTAGTATCCTCTACAACTTCGTAATCTATTTCTCTGCTATCCATATTGAAATAGCTGACAGAAATCACAGTATGTCTTTGCTTTAAGCTGCTGCCAGAATATGAAAACCCGCCTTCACCTACGTTTGCCAAACTAAATAAGTAACTAGGATCAGTTGGTTTATCTTGTGAAATCGTTACAGAACCTTCAGACCATATTGGAAAACATCTCATAACACCAGCTAACTCATTTATCAACTGATACGCCTCCATAGATCCCTGTAGATTTACGTTACAACTAAATCTTGCCTCTTGCCCTCCAAAGCCATCTGATACTTCTTCATTTGCATATCTACTAGCTGCAACAAAGCTAAATAAGTCTAAATTGCTGTCTGTAATATGCGTTCCAAATCCATACCTTTCAGTCGTGAGAAGGTCGAGTAATATTAGACTTGGACACGAGCACCATTGAGCAGCACCCATTGTTCCGTTGAAGATATAGCCACTTGGGTAAATAATTCTTCCTGTCTGTAAATCAACAGTAGGTGTGCCAGAGTTTGATGCTCCTGCACCTGGGATTCTTACTTTTACTCCACGAATACGAAAAGCTCTTTTTGGTATAGAACTAAACTGTTCAGAATCTATGCGTAAATTTGTATAAGCACTGTTAGGGTAAGTTTGCTTATCATCAATAATTTCTCCTAAACTTGTCCATGCGAAAGCATCTACAAGTTCTGAAGAACTACTGTCTGCTGTGATTCTTACAACTCTAATATCTACAGGAAATGACCCATTAATATTTACACGATATTCTTTTTGGTATGCATCAGCAGTTCTACCAGTAATAGTATCTGATAGAACATCACTAAAACCACCACTATTATATTGAACTTGTATTTTTAATTCGACAGTAGATCCAAGTAAGTCTCCTTCATCAGTAGCTTTTTGTAACTGCGGAAATGTAATTACAATTTTTGCAGCATCAACACTTGTATTTGTAATCTGACGAGTTACAGGAGAGGAGTTTGTAACCGTTACTCCTACACTCGTAAACGACTGACTACTCTCTATCCCTGGAATATGTGGTTGATTTGCCGTTCCAAAACGAGGTGTAAATCCTACATTTTGAAAATTAAAGTCTGTTGTCTGTGGACTGGTATTACTAGCACTTGCATCAAGAATAGGGGTATCGTTTAAAAATATATCTTTTAATGCTGCATTGTTATACGCAGTAGTGTCTTTTGTAAGTCCTGCTTTTGATGCTGTAGCAAAGCCTTCTATCTCTCCTTCAGATATTAAATCTTGAATCGTAGCAAACTGTCTACTGTTTAAGGTATCAGGTGCTCTTGTCGGAGATGGTGGAGTGGGAGGAGGACCACCAGAACCTCTAATAATTTTATCTGTCATGCTGCTACCTGATTAGTGTCAATACCAGCAGAAATAACAACTGATCCTGTTATTATTTCACCATAGACAATCGGGTGGCTAGTTCCTGCACGGCTAGTATTTTGCACCCCAGAAAAACTGAATGATATTCTTGGATCTTCCTCATTATTAAAATCTTTTGGTTGAGGTAAAGGAAAAAGCATTTCAGTTACACCCTGCAAGGCTAGAGCAATACCCACGTTCTTTACAAAACCGATTGCACCTAGATTTTTTGCTAATGCTGCACCAAATACTCCTCCACCAACTGCAAATCCTATTCCAATAAGAGCAGCACCTAATAACAATTTTCTTGTGCCTCCGCCAGCACCAGTAATTACAGGCACGATACTTATATCTGATTGTCCTATTGGATTATGTATATCTTCTTCTCCTATTTCATAATCATCAACAAGTACTTGGTAATATCTGTCAGCCATATGTGCTTCTAGACTTGGAAAGTTGCTGACAAGAAAACGTATTGCATCAGCAGTAGAATTTATTACAGCATCTAATTCTTTATGACCTATAAAGTCAGCTAATTCTCCGTAAAGTTTAACTTTTCTGAGCATAGCGATACCTCTTACCAGTACATTTTAACAACCACTCAGAGTATGGCTCTCTACAAGATAGTCTATCTGCTAAATGATGTAAAACCATATCTCCAAGAAAAATAGCTACATGATTTAAAGTTGGGTGCATTATTGACATTAGTAGGACATCTCCTTCTTCACATGGTTCGTCTGATCTAAGTTCTCTAAACCCTGTTCGCCAAGCATAATCTTCAAACAAAGGATTTTCAAGAAATTCTTGTGGTGTCATTGTTCTTGGATAATCTTTTAAAATAATTCCTTTTTCTTGTTTATACCAATCAACTACTAAACTCCAGCAATCAGTAACACCCCATACCCACTGCCTTCCTAAAATATCTGGAACGTAACCATTTGGGATATATTCACCCCATTGTTCAGTCTTGGGGTTAACAATATACCAAGGTAATTTACTTTGTTCGCAACTAATTTTATCTGCCTGACTGGGTTCTGGAGGTGTTATAGGGTGGCTATGAACAACACCAACAATTTCGCCTATATTATCTGCTTTTACATAATCTTCTGGGTCAATAATAAAACATTGATTATCTGTCAGTGAGAGATTACGACAAGGGTAGTATCGTTCTTTACCTTTAACATTTAATAGAAGTCCACAAGATTCTCTAGGATCTTCACGTTGAGCATGAAGTAGTGCTTTATATTTCCAACTCATTGATTAAACGTACCAATACTAGGAAATAACGCACGGGTGCATTGACGTTTAGGTGCTCTAACTCCAGCCATATCAATAGCTCCTGCTAATTCAAACTCTACTACTTCTCTATTTTCTGTTGCTTTTCGGTCTACTATAAAAACTTGACGTTTAAATTCTGCTGTAGGATCTGGTGTACCTAATGGATTAGTACCACCACTAAAATTTACAGCATCAAGAAATCTTGCCATGGTTCTAATTCTTGTAAATGTAGCACCCGTTAAGTCATTACCAGTTGTTGTTTGATTAACAAGTAATAAAATAGCTGATATGGTTCCTAACGCATTACTGACAACAAGTTTTGGTCTTGGAATCTGACCACGTTGATACGCAAAACCTGTAGCTTCTATAGGAAATCTAAGATAGGAATTACCAGCCCAGACGATTTGACCGTTAGCATTTAAGTTACTGCCAGAGTGAAATCTGTAAATTGTAGTCGCTCCATGTAAAGAATTGTCTAGTTGTAATGTAAAAAGTTCAATAATTGCAGAAGGATTTATTTTTTGAACTTCACTGAAAACAGGATCAGTACTCATGGCTCAAATACCTCTCTAAATGTTACTTGTATTGTTGCTCTGTTTAAATATGGAATTGATTTAGACCACGCTTCACATACGAACTTAGATGAACTAGCCTCTCCTGGTGGAGTAAAATCAAAGCTATCACTATCATTTGCTCTTGCATCTAGGAATGTTTCTATAGTATCTGCATCTGCTTCGGATACCTCAAACGTGAAATTAAATATTTTTGGGTTTTGATGCTCTGCGAGTCCGAATAGTATTCTGTGCTCATAGCCATCAGCAAAACGAACTGTTCTAGTGTTTGGTTGTGATCTCTTCTGCTGCCCGTATCTTGGAGTAATAGAAGGAAAAGTAGCCATTATGCAAGTAAACCTCCAGGTCTTTTTTCATTAATTAATTCTGATTGTATAGCTGCTGATATAATTCGGCCAAGTTCTCTACTGTTTTGTTCATCACCTTCAACAGAGGAACCAGAAGCATCTACATTTACAACAATATTTGTCGAGCTACCAAGAGCATGATTTGGTGTAATCATTCCAGATACACCTGGACTAAATAACTCAGGGCCACGTTCTCCAACAAGATATGGCTTACCTCCTGTAACTGGTCCACCATTAGCTTTTGGTGTAATGTTAAAAGAACCTTTGGGTAATTCGTAGGGTATGCCAGTGTTATAAGCACCAGACTGCATTGGAGCAGGATTGTTAAAAGTTGGTGTTGATGGTTTTATAAAGTTACTAAATAACCCAAAAATACCTGATCTGATTTGTGCTGCTAGCATTTGTGCAGCCATATCTGCAAAATGATCGGCTGTACGTTGAAATAAGTTTCTCAAAGCATCTTGAGCAGTCATTGAGCCTCGAACAATTCCTTTGAACGATTCAGAAAAACTCGCTCCAATACTTTTACCTAAAGCATCAACTTGAAATAAAGGATCTAGTAATTTCTCTAATTCATCTTTAGGTGCTTGTATAATCAATGCTCTTCTAACAGATTCGTTAAATTCTCTTTGTGCTTGAATAGCTTGCTTCGATAACTCTATTCTTTTTCGCAATCTTTCTTCTACAGTTCCTAGTCTATTTTCTAACTGTCCTTCAGCCGTAGTTAGCTTGAGTGTAGCCATTTGTGCTTCCTCACTCATCATCGTAAATTCTTTTGTATGCTGAAGTGTATCAGGATCGAATATTGCTAAAGCAAGTGCATTTGCATTTCTTACATCTTCTGCTGAAGGTTTTACTGCTTCTTCTATTTTTCTTAGTTTTTCTTCATTTTTTATAGCTTCAGCAAATATGGTAGCCTCTTCTAAACCTTTCTTCTGTAAAACGTCTAAAGCTCTTTTGGCTTGGTCAATACCTAATTCATTTTTCTGAAACAAAGTATCTACTGTTGTTATAAATGTCTTTGCGTCTTTATTCAAGTTTGCATATAAGTTAAATGTTGATCTATCTTTAAATGTTTCTGCAAGAGCTAAAGAAGTTTGAGCACCGAAAGCAGCAAACGCATTAGCAGCTTGTAACGCTTCTTCCTTTGTAACTTTCATTCTTTTTGCTAAAGAGGTTATTTCACCAGCAGTAATCCGAGAAGTGCCTCCAGTTCTTTCAATAACTTCATTTACTTTTTCTACTTCTTTTCTAAACTCTATGGCTTCAGTTATTAATGTAAGCAAAGCAGTTGCTACAAGACCTCCTGCAAATCCACCAGTTTGCCCTCCGATTGCTCCTCCAAGTAGGCCACCACCAAAACCAGCAGCAGCACCTAAAGGTCCTTGCCCAAATAATAATGGAAACGCACCACTTATTAGTGCTCCTGATACTATGCCACCTCCTCCACCTCCAGTAGCTACAGGTGTAGCTGCCTTGGGTTTTCCAGCAGACCTAGCTACGTTTCTGGCATTAATGTTTCTAGTAGTCTGATTTTCTATTCTGCTTTGCTTTTGCTTTTCTCTAGTTATCTGTTGCTCTTTTCTAAATGTTCGTGTTGCTACCGCTAATTTATCTCTCTCCGTTTTTAAAACAGTCTTTCCAGCCCCTCGCTGACCCATCGCAATATCATTTAACTTTTTTATTCTTCGCTCCAGATTACCTAATTGTTGGTTAATCTTTCTAACATTTAGTTGTATATTTACTTCGTAATTAGAGCCAGCCACTAATTTAGATAAAACATTGTTCTTAGTTTAGCGTACCTTACGGTATTGAGCTTTCTTTTGTGCATCTTGATAGGCTTTTTCTTCTCTTTCGCCTTTTAATTTAAAGTAAGCGTTCCAGCCATACAGTTCTTCTAGGCTCATGTTCTTCTTTAAATTAGCCAATGTTATGCCTAAAGTTTCTGCTACAAAAAACTGCAAGTATAGATAATGGTCTTTAGTCAGTTGTGCTTTTTACGGCATCAGGAGTTGCCTCCTCACCCAACTCTTGCATCTTAGTCATAAGTTCTAGTATCACTCCTAACGGTATTTCCCTTCTTAAACTAGCTTTGTCTCCTTCATTAAACAGCCTTTGTCCATTTTCATCTTCAGCTTTATTTATTATTACTTGAAGAGCAAAATCTAAACTGTTTTCTGTTTGAACTCTGTTGGAAGCTATTAGAGTATCATTTATTGCATCTCGATCAGCAATGGTTAATGGTGTCCAGTACACTTGCAAAATTAGTTCGCCATCTTTGTATATAGGGTAGCTACTTCTTTTGCCTATGCTAAACGCTTGCTTTAGCTTGTCGATTGCTCTTTCTGATGCCATAAAGTTGAATAGTGTATTCTTATACTATACTACTACTTTATTATTTAAAACCAACTTTTTTAAATGCTTTGTCTATATCTTTGTTGATAAGCCCACCTAACGTATAGACATTGTACCAGTTTGGTCCTCGTGAAGCGGTTAATCTGTGCTCCTTACCATGCTCTGCGTATGTTACTTGTTTATTCTGAAGGTTAGGCAATGTCTGCCCTGGAGCGTTTATTGCAAAACCAGCATACTTAGCTCTGTTTCCTACATATAAATCTTGACCCATTTTTGCTGTAGGCACTCTCGCATTTTTAAATACTCTGCCTGTCCTAGGAGGAATTACAAAATAAGGATATTCTGGCCTTCTTTTTCGTGTAGGTTTTACAGGAGTTTTGGATACGACCCAGTTTTCACCAAATGTTCCTGTCCACCACGGGCCTTCGGCAGTCAAAGAATATACTATATCTTTTGCTAATTGCTTTCTGCCTTTTAATATTGCCTTTCTTAAATCAGTAGGCATTTTTGATAGTGGTTTTCTGCTAGGCATTGGCAGTAAAGTCGCAGCTAACGACTGTTAAGAAATGGGTGTCTCCTTCTACAGTAACAGCAGTTGGTCCTTCTATTTCGGAGACTCTTGGACTTACTGCAAATTTATCTACATAAGTAGAACTATTTATGGAAGTTAATCCTGTTATTACAGATTGAGCTACAGCAGATGCGACAGCACTTCCACGATTAGGTGGGGTCATTATTCCACATCTAATTGACCCCGCATAATATGTTTGTGCTGCCCCCTGTGGTTGAGTAGTGGCTTGGCTAAAATTAAGGTTTACCATCACATACTTTTTATCTCTACCTGGTGTAGAAAAAGGCATATTATCAAATATTACGTTTACCGTTGGGTCGGTGTCGTTTACTGATGTGAGGATTGCATTTTCAAATGCTGCTCTTGCTTTTATTAAACTCATTAGAAAATAACGTCAATACGGAACAGGTATTCCTGTCCTCCTTTTAGTGTGCGAATATCTGTTATCTTTGCTCCTCTTGTCGATCCAGAAAATGTAAGTGTTATTTCGTCTTGAAGTAGAGGTTGACTGTCACCGATTAAATCAGGTGTTATGTAAAGTCTTGCGATATTTTCTTGAAAGCCTGATTCTTCACTGGACTGTACAAACTCTATGGGAACTTTTATGTTGTAAGTTGTATCGACTGTATGAAACTCACCTGAGTCTGCGTCATAGCTAGATATACCCTTTCGTGTGTAAATAATTGACGAGTCTAATGAGTTCCCAAGTTGAGACACCACCTGTTTGGCTATCTTTTTTAGTGCTGTGTCTAGTTGTCCTGCCATTATCCTCTAACTACCCTCATTTGAAAAGATCCTGCTCCACCTAGCATATATGCTCCAAGGTAGCTTTGCAGCCAGGGGTATTTATCTAAAACATTGTTAACAGATCCCGTGCCTTGACTCTGAATATTGTACTTAACTTGAATATCTCCTAGTTTTACTTCTTCAATGTTGCCATCTGTTCCTACATTTCCAGTCATAGCTTCGGAGTCATTTGCTAAAGCTCTGGCTAATTCATACTGTGCATACTTTATATTTATTGGAATTGTGCTGCAAGATAGTTCGACTCCATCTACTTGATAATTATTTCTTGGAAACTTTAATGCTTGACCGTCATCGCACCTGTCACCGTAATATACAAAGCTGTCAATCCATCTGGTAGCAGATATTAGTGCTCTATTCTTTTGATCGTCTGTTTTATTTGTCCAGGTTGAAGAATCTGGAACTGTCTCAAAATAAGTGTTGGCTTCTGTAAGCGTGACATAGCTGTTAGCGTTAGCGTCTTTTACAGTTGCATTTATGGTGGCTGCCACGGCTATAAAGTAATTTTAGTT